TGGTAATACTCTAATCATCATAAATCTATCTGGGTCTTGCGTCTTAATTACTTTAGGTGGTTGCCATAAGTTATTAAGGATATCTCCTACAATTGCATCACCTGCAACTGCAATCAGATACTCACCAATCTTAACTATCTTCTCACACCCTTTAGCCACGTATGGTCTATCTTGATATGAGGTTGTAGTATCTGCGCCTAGAACAGCCCAGCCTTTACCTTGTATTCCAACTATTGCTGTCATGGTCCCCTTCTAAACTATCTTCTTACTACTGTCCTTGCACTAGCACTTGCTTGACCACCTGCAGTCAAACTAGATAAAAGACTTTGTAGTCCGCCTTGCTGCTGTTGTGGAGGTAAGCCTCCTACTGGAGCAGCGGGAGCAGGGGACGTTTGCTCAACCTGTGTAGCGCCAGCAGGAGGTAATTCTTCAGGTCTGAAGATTTTTTCAATTGCATCCTCAATTGCTACTCCCTTTTGACGGGCTTTGATTACATCTGAAATCTTTACAATGATATCAGATGGGTCCATTCCTTGTGTAGCCATTTGAGGTATTGCTTGAGTATATGCCCCCAACGCACCCAGTAATGAATTACGCATTTCTTCAATCTCAATTTTTTCTTGTTCTTGGGTTACGTTAATACCAAATGGTAGTTCACGCATAACCATGTCTTTGGAAATAATCTTAGCGCCTAATGCTTGTAGCATGAATATAAGTCCCTGCGCTGGGTTAAGACCAGCAAGCATGCCATAGCGAACATCGGCTGAATAATCCTGTTTGATATCTTTAGAAGGCTTGTAGTCAATGCTGTATGGAGAACCAGCATCTACACCACGAACTGTCTTCTCAAAGTCAAAGTATGTTTCATCAACTTCAAATGCAATTGAGATAACATCTTTAAGGGCTGAGGCAAAGATAGCCTGAGCAGATTTAACCTGTGTATCAAAGCCACCCATAAGGGCTTGAACGCCTTGACCAGTAATAATACTTGCATCAAGATTACCAGTACGTGACTCTGGATATCGAGTTCCCGTTCTTAATTCTTGTTGTAGTAATGTTTGTTCAGTAAATGCACCGTTAGGTATAGGCAGTTCAACACGGCGTACACCTGCAGGATTGTTTGTGCGGATAATAGAATCTCCGCCAAACTCGATTTCTTGAACATCTTGTGGAACAACAATTGGTGCCTGTACTGATTTCTCTGCTGCTTCCATCGCAAGTAATGCGAACCTATTACGAAGTAGTTGGATACCTAGTACATCATCAAATTGTCCACGCATTTCACCATCAACACTAGGACGTCTAGCAACAACAACCATCATCTTTCCAAGCGGATTAACCGCTTGAGATAAGACTAGATTGCTACGGCTAGGAACATAAATAACAGATTGGTCTTTATCGTAATAACGAACAAAATCAATTCTGGCACTTAGGTTTTGTTCATAACCTTCTCTGCCTAGTAGTTGCATTTCGTACTCAGGGCCGAATGTGATGTAATGGTCTGCACCTGTGTACATCTGCACTTGTAAATCTGAATGAGCAAAATAGTTAGCAGCAATGCGAGTACGCTTATCGGCAAAAGAACGAGCACGGTCAGAGACCTGATTAGCGGCCGAGCAGTTAACCGCAGGAAGTGGCGCCATAACTTCTGACAAGTCACGGGCAACAATGTCAATAAAATTTGCAACGACATTTGCGTCTACACCTTCTGGAAAAAACTCTGGATAGACAGATGCAATCTTACCTTTACGAACAGCAAGTACGTCTTGCGCTCTTGCGTCCTTGTCGGCAGCACGGTCTTTAAGAGAGTCTACTCTCGCTGCAATTTGTTGAATACTTAACAATTATCTACCTACCCTTATTTGTATAAATGAGGAAATGTTTGTTTTCTTAATTTTGCAATAAATTCAGGAGAGGCTCTACCACCACGCTCTTCTAACTCTTTTTCTCTTTTTTGTTCAGCACCACGGATTTGATAAGTCTTTTGCTTATTAGTTAGTTTCTTAACACCTTTAACTATTTTTTTAGGATTAGGCATTACTTGTTACCTTTTTTAAGTTGTTGTATTAAAGCATCTTTTTGTTTTTGTAAACGATTTGCTGCTTAGTAATTTTTTGTTTACTAACCATAAAGCCAAGTTCATCTACCTTAGCCTTCATTCCTGGTCTTAATTTATCTTCTGGTCTTAGTGCTCTAGTGGTTGGCTTAGCATCTCTCTCGCTAACCTTCTTACCTTTAGCATTAATGTTAGTACCAGTGCGACCTCTAGTTGCTGCCTCGCCCACTGCTTTGTCTGGTTGTTTCTTAGGTCTAACTGCTTTAATAATTTTTCTAGGATTAGGCATTACTTCCCCATATTTCTATAAACTTTGTTTACGTACTTAGCACCCTTTTTACCAATACCACCTATAGCACGAGTGGCTTTAGTCCATGGTACTGCATACATAGCAGCATCTCCTATGGTTTTAGGAATAAACAAATCAGAAAGTACTGGGGCAACTGGAGATGTTTTAGATTTTTTAAAAGCACCAGGTGCCATCTTCTTAGACTTAGCCATTATCTACTACGTCTTTTTTTATTTAAATCTTTTGTAACTTCTTTTTTAAATGCAGCCTCTTTTGGTGTTCGTTTTGCTGTTGCAACTCCAAAACCACCGTACTCTTTCATGGCTCCTAAACTTCCACCACGAACACGATTAGGGCGCAGGGGGTCAGCATTTTTAATAAAGTTAGGTTTATTTTGATAAAATTCACGGTCTTTACGGTCTTGCTTTGAACCAGTCTTATTGGTTGGTTTGTTAGCGGCCTTGAGTCCACGTTTGTTTGCGTTAGATGCAGATTTCTTTGCTGCTGCTTTCTTAACTGCTTTAACAATCTTGATTGGATTTGGCATTTACTTACTCCGTCTCTTTGCTGGAATCTTAGGAACATCACTTGCGTAATAAGGAAAACCTTTTCTAGTATTACTTAAATTTTGGTCATACGCCTTACCTATTTTTTTAGTGTCTTTAATAAATTCTTTTACACGACCCTTACTTGCGGCATTAGCACTAACTCCCGCTTTAGCAACTTTTTTATTAGATGTTGCTTTTGCTAACTTAGCCTTTGAGGTTGCCATTTGTGGCGACATCTTGCTTTTTGCAGTCTCACGTTTTTTAACAGACTTTGCTTTGCCAGCAGTAAGTTTGCTAATTTGCTAGTCTGTTGCATAAATTCCCGTGCTCTAAGCACAACAAACCACAGTGCCATAACACAGTCAGTCTTACCACGAGTATTAGGCTTCCAGGTTATTAACTGCTGGACTAACGCCTTCATACCCTCTGAATTATCCGTTGAAGGAAACTCGATAATATTATTCTTTTGGAACTTCTCATCTCGCATAGTTCCCATTAGCATAGACATACCTGCTACACCAAAGTTAGAGTCCCATTTGTTTTTACTAGTAAAGTGAGATTCTAAACGGCAGCCATATCCTGCTAGCCAGTTTCTTAAATCATCATCCAATGCATAGGCTTTTTGGTGAGCGTTAATCTCAACTCGTAATTCTTGTGGTCTGTATTTATCTACCAAGTGCTCAATGATGTCTTGAATCTTTTGTGGGGTAGGGTCTGACATATTGACGCAGTCAAGGACATATATCCTGCTGTCTGCTCTGTTATATGTGGCCACCACAAACGCAGCATTCCCGCCCATTGCGGGGTCAAAACCAATAATGGTATACCCCTCAATGTTACGGGGATGTCCTACCGCACCTGCTTTCAGCAGGCCACGTTTGCGTTGGCCATTGATACAACCCTGAACAATTGCGGGTGGAAAAATATTATCTTCGGAAACATCCTCTTGTTGGTAAACCAACGCCCATGTTTGCGGTGTTACTTCGCTGCGTCTGCGGAATAAGGCTTTGCCGTCCCACTTCGGGAAGTACCCTTCTTCGTCAGGTACGTCAGAATCCCCATCCCAAGGAAGGTCCGACTTAGGCCAAAGCGTTTTCCAGTCTTGCGGCTTTTCTGAATATTCCAAAACAGCAGGCATGCCCATATAAGTAAAAGGGCTTTTACCACCAGACCAGTGCTTGGTCTCACGGAGTTCTTTATAGAAGTCTTGTGCTGCAATTCGTGTCCCTACGATTAGTAACTTACCATTTTTACCCAGACGGGTAATAACTTCTTTTTGTAGCCAGTTAATTTGTTTCTCGAACTCATGGGCGTTTGCTGTAGTTATGCAGTCATCAAGAATGATGAGGTCAGCACGAGCACCATAGATTTGTCCACCCATACCAAGTGCTTGGATGGTGGGGTCCTTCTCGCTAGAATTTCTAGCATCGCTCCCAAGGTAAACGGTATCAACTCGCCAAGTGTCTGAATCTTCTTTCCAACCACCTTCAGGGCCAAAAGTTGTTTGCAACTTTAACCAGCGTGGATGGGAGAGTCTCTGCTTGATTGCGTACACGAACTCACGTGCTTTGATTAACGTTTTAGAAACCACGATAATGCGGATATTTGGATTGAGAGCGATACGGTATGTGGAGTAGTTTACGGTGATGACTGTACTCTTAGCATGCTCAGGTGGCACGTTAAGCAATAGACGGGCTGGGTCGCCCTTCTCGTAAACCATACTAGGGTGCAGCCATGAAGGCTCTCTATCCTCTAGTAAGTCAATCCAATCTTGATGGTGGGGGAATACCCTCTGCTGTAAAAAAATTTCTGAAAATCTTGGGAAGTCTATTTCCTCTTTGGGGATACCTAGGGCTGCAAGGGAAGCATCCTTTGCGGTTGCCTTAGCCTCTGTTAAGTCAGCAGCAAACTTCTTATCCCTAAGACACCAGATTCTTACGGTGTCGGGCTTCTTACCACAAACTTCCATAGCCTTATGGACTGAGTGGCCTTCGGCCACGAGGGCTAAAACTTTAGCCTTTGCCTCTGCCATAGCCATAGATTTTGGGTTACTATTACCCTTATTAAATGCCATTAGTCCTGTCCCGTTTTCATCAGTTGTAACAGTTCTTAAGTTCAGTCTGTAACGCAAGTCCCCCAAGGACTTGCTACTGTTAAAAACAGAAACAGTCTCTATACTGTTTAATCCGTCCAAACAGCC